CCTTCTCCCAAACCAAGGTTTTCGAGAGCCGTTTTCACGGTGCCATCCGATTTGATATCGCCAAACGGATTCTTGCGGCTTAACAGCAGCGCACGAAGCGCGGTAAGCAGCTGGTCATGCCGCCCCTTCTCCAGGCTGGCACCGGATGCCTCCACCACGCCACAAAGCTCTTCCTGCAACATGTCAAAGTAGTCATCATCCAGATCGGTGGCAGGCGTGCCGGTCTGGGGGTTACCACGGGTAAAACCGTTCTTACCCGCGCCGAACTTATCCTTCTGCGCGGTTTTCGTGTCTATACGATGCATGGATTACTCCGGATATTTAAAAATTACGTAGGTATGCGACGGGCAGAGTTTGTTAAGCACACACTCGACAACGGTGTCACCCCAGATACGCAGTGCGGAATCACAGGGATCGCCACATGTCATCCAGGTGGTGTTGGTGGCGGCTGGCATGTTGACCTGCCAGTAATACCGCCATTCCGGCGCATTCACCGCGTCAGTACAGGCCGATGAGCAGGTGAACGTGCTTTTGTCGTATCGCGTGATGGTGGCATCTGGTCTGCCCAGGGCAGCAAGCTGTGCAAGATAAAAATCCTCGTTGATGCCGCCCGCCAGGTTAACCTTCGCATCCAGCCGTTGCTGACGCTGGCGAAGGGTCTGCGTTCCCGCCGGAATACATTCATCCGGCAGACCGCACAGACGCTCCCAGCGGTTTATCAGTTCAGTGGTGGTGCGCGGATCCAGCTCCCGCATCAGGGCATCCGCACGCTGATGAACACGGGTTAATGACGGTGCCGCACCGGCAATCGCCGGATCGCTGGCTGACCACGCCGGACCGGGCGGCAACAGTGCCGATAACAGGCGGATGTAATCATCGTTTGTCACGTCCATGAAATCGTCCCCAGTACCGCCAGTTCGTTTTTCGCAATGGAGATATTGTCCACCGGTGCAAGCAACTGATGGCTGTATTCCCCGTTCGCACCGGAAATCGCCTCACTGATACGCGATACCTTCAGTTCTCCCTGCGGATAACCATCACGCAGCAGGAACGAACGCAACTCCGCGGTAATGGCAGCCCGTATTTCCGGTGTGTCCGGCGTCACGCGGATATGAAAATCCACCGTATGTGCCACCGGCCTGAATACATACAAATCAGAGCCTGCCACCGGGGCCAGTGGCCCGATATGTTGTCTTGCTGCCGTTTCCGTTGATTCTTCCGGAATGGGATTAATCAGGTCACTGCTGGCAATCATCACACCGACAGTTCCCGTTCCCATCCAGTGACGGTATGTCCATGCGCGGGTAATGCCGGGCACTTCTTTAGCCCAGACGACATAGTCCCCGTCAGCCCCGCCCTGAGGCGTCCAGTAATACCGCTCAATGACGCGGGCGCGCCACGTTTCCAGCTCTTCAGTATCAAATCCGCCTGTAAGGGTATCTGCCACGCCGGAAGACGGCAGACCATTAACCGGCGTGACCAGGATTAATGACGTACCGTCGTCAGCGTTACCGACCGCGCCTGCACTTGAGCAGGCGATCGGCACGCGCAGGACACCACCGGAGCTGGTTGCATCGGCAGTTGCCGTGTACTGAACCAGGTCATCGCGCTGAATAACACTCCCGGCGGTCACCTTCAGGCCATCGCTGACACCTTCCCAACGCATATACCCGCTGGCAGCCGTGGCCCCCTTGCGCGGACACCGTTTCATCGCAGCATGTCGCGCCAGCCAGGACTCATCGCACAGGTCAGGCAGCATGTTCATTGCCAGATAATCGATGTACCCGTAAACCGTATGCAGCGCCGCCGCATACACCTTTGCCCGCACGTCTTCATCCATGCGCCGGAGCGTGTCGCTGACGTCCAGCCTGGCGAATAAATCGTTACGGAGCATACTGATATTTTCTGCCAGCGTCGGGCGCTGAAATTCACTGTCCGCCATGCGTTATCGCACTCCACAGATCATCAAAAGAAATCATTACCGGTCCGTCACGACGCCAGAGGGTGATACTGTTACCCAGCTCATTAATCCCGGTGCGGCGGATATCCAGATCAATACGGGACACCACGCCGTCATCAATCATCCATTGCAGGCATTCGCGGATATACCCCCTTACTGTCTGCACCAGCTGATTGGTCAGTTTGCTGCGCTGAAGCAGCCACAGTCGGGAGCCGTAACGGTCATTCTGTACCGCAGGCCAGGTATCCCCCCACCATCCCATCGGGACGTCGGCGTTGTCATCAGGCTCCGCCCGCCGCCAGGTAAACAGGGAAATCACCACGGCGCGGGTCAGCGGATCCAGCGGTGCGCTGGCGCAGGTGCGTTTACCGTTCACCGTCAGCCACAGTTCCATCATGCCTCCATCGCTTTATCCGGTTTGTCGGTGTTACTGCCCTGACCGTTCTCTCTGTGACGATGCCCGTTATAGGCAAGCCGCATCGCTGACATGGTAGTGCCGCTGGAGTCGCACAGGTCTTTCACCTGTCCTGTCACTTCCAGGTCCATTTCAAAACGTGCTTTAGGTGAATTGCGAAACGTGATCGTTTTACCTGCACCGTCCACCACGATCCCCTCCCGGGTCAGCGTCACAGACTGCCCCTGATCGTCATAGACAGCCACCTCACCCGTCTGCAACCCTTTCAGGCGGTAGCGCCGGTCCGACACCGTAACAACCACCGCATGAGAACGGTCGCCATCCGGAAACAACACCACCGCTTCCGCGCCGCTGTTTGCCCTTGCGGTAAAACCGTAGGGTTCAAGATGTTCAACCCCGGCTTTGGGTTCACCGGCAATCAGGGACACATCCACGGTCTGACATTTCGTGGCGGCACTGATGCTTTTCACCACTGCCCGCGCAATCAGGCCGAGAAGTTGTCGCTGCATGGCTTCAATCGTCCTCATCAGAACGGGTCCTCCTGTACTCTGGCTTTTTTCTTTTTCCGCGCGCCGGGGGCTTCGGGTTCAGGCAGATAAGCATCAGGCGGGCCGACACGGATTTCCGTCAGGGTGCCGTTCTGGTCCTGAGTAAACGTGACTTCCGAGACAAGCAGTTCGGTATTGTCGAAACCACAGACCGGATCAAAGACAATCACCCGCTGGTTGGGCTGCCACAGCGTACCGTTACCCTGTCGCCAGCCCTGCACCACATAGGTGGTTTCATCCGTCCGCGCCGCCCGTTGTCGGGCTTCAAAGTCAGCACGCGCAATACAGCCTGCCCCCGTGGCCTGCCCTGTCTGCCTGATATACATCGGACGGTAACGGGCAATAAATGCGTCCTCTGTGCGGGCCCGCAGCGCGGTGGTGGTGACCTCACCGAAATCATCGTCGTTTCCGGCACGCTGCCCCGCCACCTGGTAAACAGAAAACCGCTCCCGGATACTCTTCTCCGTATCGCAGGAAAGGATGTTTTCCCCAAGTACCAGCGCGGTATGTGCCCGCGTTGAGCCAATACCGCCAATCACCAGCCTGCCGTGCGGGTCGTCGTAAGCCAGCGCCTGCTGCTGACCGAGTATTTTGTTTATTACCTCAATCACCGTTTCACCGTGATCAGGCTGAACATCAGGAATAACACCCGACGGCGCACCGCTGTTCACCACCTCAATGCCGAAAGGCGCAGCAAGCGCCTGCGCAATCTGCACCAGCGAGCGTCCGTTAAACTGTGTCGGTTCGGCTGCACAGTCAATCAGGTCAGCCGTCAGACTACGTCCGGCAATACCGGTGCTGACCGAACGGGCATCGTAACGAACGGGCGTCGCCTCCACCCAGCCGGTGATCACCAGCTCATCACCAATCAGCACTTCCACTTTTGAACCGTTTTTAATGCGCGGCTGAAGCGTGGTGATACCCTCATCTCCCGGCCACTGGCGGGTGATCTCCACACTGAAATCCCGCGCCAGCCGTTCAATACCGGCACCGATGCGCACCGATGTCCAGCCATTCCACTCCCGGCCATTTACCCGTAGCGTGACATTGTCGTTCATTGCACTGGCACCTTCAGAGGGATCACCGGCACAAAGCCGGGATGCGTAATGGCATTACGCCGGATAATGTCCGCGTCACGCGCCGCGTTATCAAACCAGGTCGCCGCCAGCACCAGCGCGGGTAAAACCTCATCCGGCGTGCGCTGAATGATCCGTGCAGACTGTTCAAGGCGCGTGTTGATATCCGCATTCAGATCTGCTTTCACCCGGCGCAGCACCAGAAACAGCGCATCACTGGTTGTACGGGACAACTCCTTATCAATTGCCGTATTCAGTGTGTCGCGAATGTCGGTCAGTTCTTCCCACGTTGGCAGGTCAACCGTGTTTTTCACCGCCGGTGCATTGTTCAGTGCCGGATGCGTGACAGAAGGCCAGCCGGTGCTCTGCGCGGGTGTTGTTGACTGCCCCACTGTGGCATTCTGCATCACCGCGGAAGTTGTGGGCGCAGGCAATCGTGTGACGACATACGCCGCTTCGCTGATTGCGGTCGTACGAAGGGTGCTGGCAACCACGTTACGCTGCTGCGTCGCCGTGGCGGTGGTTTTACTGTCCGTTTTCCAGACGCCGCGCGGTTGCAGATCGCTGCCAAGGCTGACACCGGAAAGCGTTTTGATCATGGTGACCAGGTCGCTGGCGTTACCATAAAGGCGTTTCCCGGTACGCCACATTTTCTGCACCTGCTCAACGAAATTTTTGCCTGACGATGGCGGCGGAAGAAGTACCGAGATATCCCCCTGCAACAGCCTGGCGGCATCCGATACGGCAGAATCCACCACTTTCATCGCATCAGAAACATACCCAAGCATTGTGCCGACATTACCGACGACGTCGTTCTGCACAAAATCTGCCACGCCATCGATACTGAAACCGCTGAAGCTGTCACTGATGCAGTCATCCAGTGCAGAACAGGATGACATCAGCGTCTGCGCCGTCGCCACGCCTGATGTGGGGTAAGAGAGATCTCCCGCTTCGACAAACTTCAGGTCAAAGCGGACAATACGCCCTTCACTCTTCGATGTGCTGACCCGAACTTCCCCGTCAACACAGACTTTCAACTCACCGTATGTCGGGTGGACAAGCGTGCCGGGACCGGGTTTATTCAGCGCGTCAATCAGGCGATCGCGCTGGTCAAAGCAGTCATCTCCCACCACATAAGCCGTGATGGACGGGCGGAAAGTGACTTTTCCCAGATCTTCGGCAGGTCTGGTACCAGCTTCTGGACATGATTCCGCGCCAGTGTGGTTGGTAAACGGCTAAATCGGTTTCCATTGCAACGCCCACAAATCTTATAAACAGGCGTGCCATGAAGCCGGGTCCTTTTTTCATCCAGGACAATACCTTTACCCTTACACCCTCTGCACGCTGTGCTGACTTCTCCCTTACCATGACAATGCTGACATAGTTCCTTCACCCACTCTTCCTTGATAACAGATTCCCCGCTTCTGGAGTGTTTCACCACCTCGCGCAATACATTATGAAATCCAGTACCAGCACAATGCTCACAGCGAGCCTTACTTGCCGCAGACCTGGAATAATCAGCAAAGGCAAAATTCACAAGGTAAGGGATGATCTGTAACCGGATTTCTTCACTCAATTTGTTCAATGTCGGGTTATCCAGTGCCATCGCGTAATTGAGCAGACCTTCAATCGCAAACTGAGGATCCTGAACACCAACTTTTGCCAGGAATAAGGCAAACCCAAGCGGTGCTTTCGACTGCACCATCCCCTGCGCAGCCATCACATCTGTAATTGTTAAACCACCCGAGCCTGTCGCCGGTGCGTCATCACTCAATTTTGGAGATTTTGGGGAGTAATATTTTGGTAAAGCTTCAAGGTTCATGCTCGTTCTCCACTTACGCCAGTACGCCTATTGCCAGCGCACGATCGATAAAACGAAATATCAGCTCCAGCTGGGAGCCATACTTCTCTTCAAATGCCACGGTATCCGCATGCAGCTCGTCGTGATGCTTTCTGCACAAAGGCAACACAAAGAGGTCATGCGCTTTTGTACCCATCCCACCCTGACCGTGGCCTATCAGGTGGTGGGGATCATCAGCAGGCTTTCCACAACATGCACACGGCTGTGTCTTAACCCAGCGCGTGTACTTTTCATTAACCCAGCGGCGACGTTTTGGGCGTAACATAAAAGACTCCGGCGACTCCGGATCCACTTTCAGCGCCAGCACCTTTTTCGCCTTATCCTGGATGATGCTGGTGGCAGGAACCGAAGGCACAAGGTCACTTTCCCGGGTGACAGACGGCACAACAGGCTTCGGTAATCTCAGTGCCTTACGGGCTGCACTTTCCGGTAAGGCATCCGCCAGGTCATTACGAATCAGCCACCAGCACAGTTCCGGCATTGTCACAACGTGACTGTCATCAAAACCGAGATCCCGACGCACAACAGACAACACCCAGCGGGCACAGTTATCCGTTGCCATTGATTCCAGCCGTTCCGTGAACTGATCGCGCAGCTGGTTATCGCAGTGCCAGCACAGACGGATCGCGCCCGGCGCGTGTCGCATTGTGGTCATGTTCTCGCTGTGCCAGTCGGAATGAGGCCACTGACAGCCCTTTTCACGAAGTAACCAGCTTTCAAGACATTCCACGCCACCAGCACGACGGATCACTGCCTCATTGCAGAACACGGCTCGAACGGCAGGATCATCCGCCAGCGGTTGTGATGCCGCGGGAACGGCACCACTGGCGAAAGATGAATAACGTTCCGGCTCAGGCTCCAGCAGGACACGCCCCTGCATAAACAGGGGCATCAGCTCTGAACCGGGTCTGAACAATACGATCCCCATACGCGGGGCTATTTCAGGGGTCAGTAGTGCTCTCACGGTCACCTCAATGAACGGTATCGAGCAGCTTTAACAGCTCAGGGAATCGGGATTCGAAGAAATGCGGCTGCGTCTCGCGCGGATTTGCAGGACTGGTGATGTTCTTGCCGAACATGCAGCCTTTCGCTGTCAGCGACCAGAATTTTTTGATGTTGTTAATCGCGGTACGGCTGTATCGTTCGCGCTGCTCGACGATCCCCAGCTTCACCATCTGGTGATATGCCTGATTAGCCGTCAGGCGGATACCGTCCTTTTTACAAAACAGAGAAGAGCATCACCGGACGACGGGCTCATAACCCAATCCATCCGGGCGGCTGCCACCGCAGGTGTTCTTCTCTGTTTTGTGGAGAAACTAACCGCCCCTACGGGGGCATTTATGGAAATGTAATTGACTCAATAATCGCCGGACGGTGAGGGCTTCCTTTTACCCGAATTCAGCGCGGTGCAGCGCATATACGTGGAGAACAAAATGTCATTTATTAAAACTTTTTCCGGGAAGCATTTTTATTATGACAGGATAAATAAAGACGACATCGTTATTAACGATATCGCGGTTTCCCTTTCAAATATCTGTCGCTTTGCAGGACATCTTTCACACTTCTACAGTGTCGCCCAACATGCGGTGCTTTGCAGCCAGCTGGTGCCACAGGAATTTGCTTTTGAAGCTTTAATGCATGATGCAACAGAAGCATATTGCCAGGACATCCCCGCACCACTGAAACGACTTCTTCCTGACTATAAACGGATGGAAGAAAAAATAGACGCCGTAATACGTGAGAAATACGGGTTACCTCCTGTTATGAGCACGCCAGTGAAATATGCCGATCTCATTATGCTGGCAACCGAACGCCGCGATCTCGGGCTTGATGATGGCTCTTTCTGGCCTGTACTGGAAGGTATCCCGGCAACAGAGATGTTCAAAGTGATTCCACAGGCACCGGGCCATGCCTACGGGATGTTTATGGAACGTTTTAACGAGTTATCGGAGTTACGCAAATGCGCATGAATGTTTTCGAAATGGAAGGGTTTCTTCGTGGGAGATGTGTACCGCGAGATCTGAAAGTAAATGAAACAGATGCTGAATACCTGGTGCGTAAATTCGATGCGCTTGAAGCTAAATGTGCAGCACAGGAAAACAAAGTAATACCAGTGTCAGCTGAACTGCCACCAGCAAATGAAAGTGTTTTGTTATTCGATGCTAACGGAGAAGGCTGGCTAATTGGCAGGCGTTCTCTCTGGTACACCTGGGGACAAAAAGAAACCGGAGAATGGCAGTGGACATTTCAGGTCGGGGACCTTGAAAACGTCAATATCACTCACTGGGCAATAATGCCAAAAGCACCGGAGGCTGGAGCATAATGATCACTTTTACCGACAAAGAACTGATTAAAGAAATTAAAGAGCGTATCAGCAGCCTTGACGTGCGAGACGATATTGAGCGCCGTGCTTATGAAATCGCACTCCTATCGCTGGAAGTAGAACCAGATGAACGCGAAGCTTATGAATTATTCATGGAAAAGCGTTTCGGTGACTTAGTAGATCGTCGGAGAGCAAAAAACGGCGATAACGAATACATGGCATGGGATATGACTCTCGGTTGGATCGTCTGGCAGCAACGAGCTGGTATCCATTTTTCAACAATGTCACAGCAAGAGGTGAAATAATGGAGCCATACAGCCTCACACTCGATGAGGCCTGTCATTTTCTCAAGATATCCAGACCGACTGCCATTAACTGGATACGCACAGGGCGTCTTCAGGCAACACGCAAAGATCCCACTAAGAATAAATCTCCTTACCTCACAACACGACAAGCCTGCATTGCGGCTCTTCAGTCTCCGCTGCATACTGTCCAGGTGAGCGCGGGTGATGGCATAACAGAGGAAAGAAAATGTCACTCTTCCGCAGAGGTGAAATATGGTACGCCAGTTTCACATTGCCGAACGGTAAAAGATTTAAACAGTCTCTTGGAACAAAGGACAAAAGGCAGGCGACAGAACTCCATGACAAGCTAAAGGCTGAAGCATGGCGGGTCAGCAAACTTGGTGAAATACCTGATATAACGTTCGAGGAAGCGTGTGTCAGGTGGCTTGAAGAGAAAGCACATAAAAAATCACTGGACGATGACAAAAGCCGGATCGGATTCTGGCTTCAACATTTCGCAGGAATGCAACTAAGAGACATTACTGAATCAAAAATTTATTCAGCAATGCAGAAAATGACGAACCGGCGTCATGAGGAAAACTGGAAACTCAGGGCAGAAGCATGCAGAAAAAAAGGGAAACCTGTTCCAGAATACACGCCAAAACCAGCGTCCGTTGCAACGAAGGCTACGCATCTTTCATTTATAAAGGCCCTACTAAGAGCCGCAGAGCGTGAATGGAAAATGCTGGATAAGGCACCAATTATTAAAGTGCCTCAACCAAAGAATAAACGGATCCGCTGGCTGGAGCCCCATGAAGCACAAAGGCTGATTGATGAATGTCCGGAGCCATTAAAGTCTGTTGTTGAATTTGCACTGGCAACAGGTTTAAGACGCTCGAACATCATCAACCTTGAATGGCAACAAATAGATATGCAGCGCCGGGTGGCATGGATAAACCCGGAAGAGAGTAAATCAAACCGCGCAATTGGCGTTGCGCTGAATGATACTGCATGTCGCGTATTGAAAAAACAAATCGGGAATCATCACCGTTGGGTATTTGTGTACAAGGAAAGCTGTACCAAACCAGACGGAACGAAAGCGCCAACAGTAAGGAAGATGCGGTATGACGCAAACACAGCCTGGAAAGCGGCGCTGAGACGGGCTGGTATTGATGATTTCAGATTTCACGACTTGAGACACACCTGGGCAAGTTGGCTGGTTCAAGCCGGAGTCCCGTTGTCAGTGTTACAGGAAATGGGAGGGTGGGAGTCTATCGAAATGGTTCGTCGATATGCTCACCTTGCACCTAATCACCTTACCGAACACGCACGGCAAATAGACTCGATCCTGAACCCATCGGTCCCAAATTTGTCCCAGTCAAAAAATAAGGAAGGTACTAATGATGTGTAACTTATTGATTTAAATGGTGCCGATAATAGGAGTCGAACCTACGACCTTCGCATTACGAATGCGTAAATTGATCTTGTAAAATCAATACCTATCGAATTTAAATGGATTTTTTGCCACAATATTGCCACAGTTCGTTAGGAATCAGACAGAAATGGCGACTATACGCAAACGTGGTAACTACCAATGGGAAGCTCAAATCCGTAAACGAGGTTTTCCCTCTCAAACCAAAACCTTTAACACCAAAGTAGAAGCAGAAGCTTGGGCCAAAATGATCGAGTCAGAAATGGCGAGAGGAGTTTGGCTTAGCCGCAGCGAAGCGGAATCTACGACATTGTATGAAGCCCTAACGCGATATGAAAAAGAGATTGTTCCCGACAAAAAAGGGGCAGTGCAAGACCAATCATTGGTGCGGATACTAAAAGGCACTCAGCTGGCGAAAAACTATATGGCCAGCATCAGGAGTGCCGATGTCGCCAAGCTGAGAGATGAATGGTTGAAAATCTATGCCCCTGCAACCGTTTTAAGGCGTTTGGCCTTACTTTCTCATGTATTCAACGTTTCGCGGAAAGAATGGGGCATGGAGAGCCTGCTGAACCCCGTAGAGGCCATTCGCAAACCTCAACCCAAGAACTCCAGGACCAGACGCCTGGAAGCGCTGCCTGTAGTTTCTGAGAAAACCGGTGTTACGTCAGGAAAGGAAATAGCCAACGAGATCGAACATATCATCGCCGCAACACATTCATTAGTATTGCCAGCAATCATTCTTCTGGCGTTAGAGACAGCCATGCGCCGTAGCGAAATCGCAGATCTTCGATGGCGCTTTATCGATCTTGATCGGCGAGTTGCACATCTGCCGGATACTAAGAATGGTAATGCCCGCGATGTCCCTTTATCAACGAAAGCCATCACGATACTGTCCAGTCTCAAGGAACATTCTAAGCCAGCTGCTGATAAGGTTTTTGATATGCGTGCAGACGCGATTACCCGAGCTTTTGACCGAGCTGTAAAACGAGCCAGAGAACGATACGAGAAAACAAACTCATTATGTGATGAATCATTCCTTAAAGATTTAAGATTTCATGACCTTCGACATGAAGCAACTTCTCGACTTGCTGAAATTTTCCCTATGCATGAACTGACCAAAATTACAGGACATAAAGATCCAAGAATGCTAATGCGGTATTATCATCCAAAAGCTGAAGATTTGGCGTTAAAGTTGAAATAAGGACGTTATATGGAATATAAAAATAATTTGGTTGACGCATCATCCAAATTAAACAACCCTCAACTATTGGCTATAATATACTTAATACCTTTTGGATACTTGATTGTAGAAAACCCATTATGGCTAGAAAATATATACATTGCCGCTCCAATTTTTCTATCATCTATAGCTTTATTAACCAGTGTATACATAGGATATCGTGATTTATTAAATAAAGTATTTAATAATACAGTGGTTAAGTGGGGCGTAACTGGCTTTACATATTCAGTATGCTTATGGATCGCAAAGTTTAAGCTTGACATAGCTTATGGTATAGCCCCAGAAAATCTTAATTACTCAACATTAGCTTATGCTTTCATGCTCTCATTTCCAATAGGAGCAATGATTTGTGCAACTACAGTCTATATATACATATTTTTGCGAGATGTATCCCCAGCAAAAATAGTAATATCCTCTATGATTTCAGTATATATTGGAAACTTGGCTCAACATCATATACAAGTGAACAATCTTCCTGAAAAAATAATATTAATAGGACTCATAATTATGGTCCCCTATAACATGGTCAATCTAGCCAGTTCATTAGTTATTAAAAGGAAATTTAATTTTAATCGTTTAGTATCAGGCTTATCCCTTTTTGCTGTGTCAGTTGCTCTTTTTATTATTAGCATGACAGCAATGAAATATATTGAAAGATTTCAAGAAAAGTTTATTTTTCTTGATGCAAGAACATCTACGACATGTGGTAGCGCAGAAAGCAAATCTCTTTATATTGAAAAAAATGAAAATCAGTGTTATAAAATATCAGGAAATAAATTCTCGGAGTTAAGACTAACTCTTGTAGATAAAAACATCCCGAATATAAATAATAAGGGCACTTCAACTTATGAACAAAAATAACCCTGCTAATTCATTTTCTATAGAAGCAAGGAAAGAAGCTTTTCGGAGAGCTGAAGCCAGTCTTTTTTTATCAAGTAAAGATCCCAAAGGCTCCTCATTTTTTAATGAAATAAAAAATAAGGTAATCAATGGAGAGCTAACCTATGAAGAGGCAAAGAGAGAAGTGTTAAATCATCACATTGAACAATCTAAAAATAAAATTAAAAAAGGCTAACATCCAGTTAGCTGTATTAGCTCAGGCTCGAACTGACAGTTTGCGTAGGCAAAATGCAATCAAATCTGACAGTCTGCTTTGAGCGAGGAGCGGACGTTAGTAATTGTATCGTCGTGGGCGCATTATTATTTTTCTATTCAACTAAATGTGATAGGGGTGTCTTTTAGTGTTGTTTCTATTGTTCACAAAGGCTTCAATTTGATATGAAGCCCTTATTTAAGAATTTAGGGCTAGGATGCTTTTGCGTAGCATTGCTATTATTATTTAGGGCGGGCTGATGTTAATGTCGCTAGCAAGGTTGGCATGAACCATTCTCTAACAAGCTCCTCATACATATTTGAAAGATTTGTTAACTTATGCCAAACCACTTCGGAACAGTAACTCAAAAAATGTTCATAATGTTCAGGTTTTACCTCTTTATCAATATCTATTTGAAGTTGGATCAACTCCTTTTGGCTCGATACCATCGGCTTCCAAAATTCATGACCAGACCATATATCTTGTCTAAGAGCAATTACAATAAAGTTATTTACCATCTCTATAGCTTCATCGAAAGAGACAGGAAATTGTACGGCCGCTTTACCTTGTAATCGGTTTATTTCTTTTAATTGATAGTTAAAAAGTGAGAATGCGCCATACATTTTTGATCTTTTACCATATGCACGTAATGGAACAAGCGCATCTTCATCATCCAGAATTTCATTTTCAAGAGGTATATATATAGTCTTTGAGTCTTTTTTAGAATAATTCGGGTCTTCTGGTATGAGAACTTTATCTATGTAATCATTAAGGCAAATAAAAAATGCCTTTTCTGTATTAGTGTCAACTAGTATCAATAATACTGGAATTGCAATACCTATAGACTGAACAGTCAAAATGTCTGATATATCTAACTTGAATTTTGCGACAGGGATTTCGACAAAATCGCTTTTATCTTCTGTTAACTTTCCTTTGGTTACATTTCCACGAGCATAGGCTTTACGTGTACAATATTCAATACAATCTGAAGATTTTAGTTGTACAAAGAAGTTTTCACCAAGGGTTTCTGCAATACTTTCACTGTCATCAATAAAATCAAATAATTCAACAACGCAATCAATACCATAGTCAGCGCCATAGCTATGTACGACCCATTCGCGAGGTAGTTTTTCCCGCAGAACCCTGATTGAAATGTCTTCTTTTACCTGGCTAATAGACCGTCTTTTCTTTGGCATGTTACCTCCTAAAATTACAAATTAAAAAACAGACCTTACACTCGAATGCTTAAAATGTCCGCTTCTGACACAGGGCTGCTGTTGCAGCCCTGACAACCTCGTAACATTCCCCCCTTCATTATTAGTTTTAAATCTTGTCAATTTTCTTCTTTCAAGAATATGCTTGCATCAAGCAATCACGGCTTTTCCTTGGCTTTGAGTTTATCGGCGACATCTGGAACAATACTAAACTCGGTTACTGATGCAAGTACCTGGTTTTTCCATTGGGTCTCACAGATGATCTCTCCATTGTGTTCAAACCAATGTGTTGCCCCCGGCAGGAAATCATGGGACATTGGATAAGCAGCATTAGGGTTATGAAATACTTCAAGTTCAAAACACCAAAATTCTTTGCCATCGCAAAGATTAATATATTCAGGCGATTGAATATCTAGATCGAAGTCAATTGGTTCCAAGGCCCCTTCAGTCCTATCAAATAAAATCCCAACCCTGCGGGCTTTCACAATAGGTGAGGAAAATTCAGCTTGGATTGCCATTCGCTGGAATTTTGGCAATGTTCCAGCATTACTAAACAAGATAGCAGATAAATTTTCAATCTCTGGGTGGTTAAATAGTCCTGCCGGAATATTTACATGGCCTAAAAGCTTTTCAATTGATAATGCAGCAGCCTTCATACCTTTGGATGTTTTGACTGTATGTGCGGTTTGCCCATACAAATAGGTTGGAAGTGACTCGCGAGACCAGACCATAGTGCCCCCACCGCTAAAATCCGCTATAGCGATTGCAAATGGAAATCCTTTAACATGCGGTAGTTCTTCATACTTTCTCTGGAGTTTAGATCTGATGGTCTTAGCGAACCGTGCTGCCATATCACCTGCTGTGCGAGCTAATCGATCTCCGGGGGGGAATTGTGTTTGAGGCAACTTTAGGCTGCCCGGACCAGTTGGATTCGCGGTGACCGCCTCAACATATGCTTTGTTATTACCGTTCATGAGCATAAAATCCGGAGATGGATAATCTTGAAAAACTTTAATTCCCTGCTCTTTAAAACATGCGAAAAGGTATAGCTCCCAGATTCTAGAGTTGAATCCTTGGGTCTGGAGATCGGTTCTGAAGTTATCATCAGGTTTTGGTAATGCCAGATAGAGCTCGACAATTAAATGAAATGCTCCTCGGTACTTTATCGTGGACGATAATTGTATAAATGCCTGACAAACATTCCGCTCACCAACATGATCCAGTCGGGCTCTACGTGATTGCCCAGATGGAATCGGTAATAAATCTCCTCCGGCTGAAAGGTGCTTATCAAGATGCACCAATGCCTCCTGCTCGGTAAAACACATCTCATGCTCGAGAGGTACCAGCACATAATCTTCCCGTCGCCTGAGCACAACAAGGCCATATGAATTTTTGCTGTATTGAAGGACTGCACCATATCCAAGCCCTTTTTCATTTGACCAAGCGGAAAGTAATTCCGCATTACCATAATTAGGCCCATGTGGCAATGACATTGCAAATATCTTAAATGCTTCAGTAGGCATTCTTTGTAGGCTATAGATCTTATTAGACATTTTCATCTCTCCATAGATAATCCTAAAATTCAGTTAAATTGAAGCTTCCTTGATTTAGATGACATATTTCTGGGACGACCGATTCTGATATACCTTCACTTTCATGAATCCCTAGTGTTACTACTGTACTAAGCTCAGGAAACAATCTTCTCTTTGTTTTTGGTTTAATTTTTATATGTGAGATCATCTCCAAAAATCTGGAGGTTGTATAAATTGTGTCATAATGAGCAGATCCTTCGCCATCGTCATACCATGAGCCTGTATCCACTACTACAGTGTTAAGTAATGGTGCTATTAAATTGAAATTATCAGTGCGAATAGAGACTGCAAACTTGAAGGGATAAGAATCTTGCTGTGCAAAGTAATCCTCACCACGCCCGTATTGCCTAGTAATTTCAACTATTCCGCGCACCAAAAGATAAATATAATTTTCGTCAAGGTTCAGCAACTCAATGGATTCAACATTGCACCAATCAACAGTTGTTTGTGAAGATAATATATCCAGTTCGTCAGGGATATTATTCATTGTGATGTCAGTAACTTCATTCTGTACTTCCTCGATTATTGATTCGGTAATAACACGCTCAAGTTCATCGAAGGTATCGAATATTATGTTACACAGTTCTATTATTAGTTTAGCACTCTCAAAAAACTGTTTGGGGTTACTATCAAATGAATGTTCGCTAATATGGGTGTAATCGTTTAAAGAAGAATAGTTTTTATTGAACCATGCTATACCATCATCTAGTCTTTCGATAGCTACATCATCAAGAAGTTGATCGGGTATATGCTTCTGGGCGATGTATTTTGCTTGCTGTTTACGGGTAACAGTGGCGTTATTTTTGTTTTTAGTGAACCATGGAGACGCCATAACTCTGTCATTTGGTGCCAGTCGTTTCAGCACATGATTTATTAGCTCACGTATTGCAAATGCAAAGTTGTTGAAGCGCAGAGGATTACCATGAGAACAATAGTTGCGAAGACTGGCATGTAAGAGTTCATGCTCAAAGTCAGTTTCTAGGTGCTCTTGAAACTCCTTGATGAAATCCATTTCAAGCATTTTTTTTAGTTTCATATAAGTGCCTAATTATCAATTGATTGTGGGCTAAATAGCCTGCTTTTATGTTACAGAACATACTGGTTCATTGGATAGTTGAAGCTGGATAAAAATGCACGGTTACTTAGATTAAGTAATCAAGAATCAAGAATCAAGAATCAAGAATGTCGGACTTTAAAAGTAATAGTTTCCCATATCTGTATCCAGTCACTGCATTGTGCATTATTCACTATGGCTAACGTCCGCTTCTGGCACAGAGCGGACTGTCAGCTTAGGTTAAGCCCTATGCAGTAAAAGTGTAAGATCAAGTTTGAGCTAATACAAGTTAGCCTCTTTTCACTAGTGAGCCATTTTATAGTCCCTTAATGCATTTTTAAGTAACTCAGTTTGCTCATCAGCATCATCATAATTATAAATTCCGGTAGCAGAATAATACTCTTCGATGCATAGGGTGATGCTGCCAACTTACTGATTTAGTGTATGATGGTGTTTTTGAGGTGCTCCAGTGGCTTCTGTTTCTATCAGCTGTCCCTCCT